TCTACGACCCAGGAAAGAACGACAACGAACGTTCTCCACTTAATGAAGTTTACGAAGAGTTGATGAGTACAGGTAAAGATTCTGATAAAGAACTTGCCAAGCAGTACAAATCTCGTAAGTTTTACATCGTGAAAGTTATCGACAAAGATAACGAAGCTGACGGACCAAAGTTTTGGCGTTTTAAGCACAACTACAAGAATGAGGGAATCCTCGACAAAATTATTCCAATTTGGAGAAATAAAGGTGATATCACTGACGCAGAAAATGGTCGTGACCTTATCATTGAACTTGCTAAGTCAAAGACTCCAAAAGGAAAAGAATACACAACTGTTTCGGCAATCATGTATGATGACCCTTCTCCTGTGTCTGAAGATAAAAACCAAGCTAAAGAGTGGGTTAACGATGAGTTGACTTGGAATGATGTTTACAGTAAGAAACCTGTAGAATACCTTGAGGCAATTGCAAGAGGTGAAACACCAAAATGGGATAACGAAAAAGGTGGATACGTATACGGTGATTCAACTGTATCAGAAGAGTCTTACGGTGGAAGTTCAAAGTCATCTTCAAAGAAGATGGTTGACCCACAAGCAGACGCAGATGTTGATGGTGACTTACCATTCTAATTAATTAATACGATGTTCCCGACAATTGTGTCGGGAACATCTTTTATTTCTATCATATGGCAATCAAAAAGAACGATTTCGGTAATTTAAAGAAGAAGTATTCAACTTCTGCAAAATATAAACCACAGAGGTTTTTGGACTTGGGTCCTGACTTTTTGGATGCAGTTGGACTTCCTGGTCCTGCAGTTGGACATATCAACATGTTCCTTGGACACTCAGATACTGGCAAAACAACCGCGGCAATCAAAGCAGCGGCTGATGCACAGAAAAAAGAAATTTTACCTGTATTCATAATTACAGAACAAAAGTGGAGTTTCATACATGCCAAACTCATGGGATTTCAATGCGAAGAGGTTGTGGATAAAGAAACAGGTGAATTGGATTGGGATGGATTTTTCCTATTCAATAATAACTTTAGTTACATCGAACAAATCACAGATTACATTAACGAACTATTAGACGCACAAGAGAAAGGTGAATTGAATTACAGTTTGTGTTTCATTTGGGATTCAGTTGGTTCTGTACCTTGTAAGATGACCTTTGAAGGTAAAGGTGGTAAACAACACAATGCGTCTGTTCTATCAGATAAGATTGGTATGGGTATCAACCAAAGAATCTCAGGTTCAAGAAAATCAGATAACGAGTACGAAAATACACTTATTATTATCAACCAACCTTGGGTTGAACTTCCTGATAATCCATTCGGACAACCAAAGATTAAAGCTAAAGGTGGTGAATCGGTATGGTTGAACTCATCATTGGTATTTTTATTTGGAAACCAAAAAGGTGCTGGTACAACTAAGATTACAGCAACTAAAGACAAGCGTTCTGTTAAGTTCGCAGTTAGAAGTAAGGTATCTGTTATGAAAAACCATATTAACGGACTTGGGTTCGACGATGGTAAAATTATTGTTACACCTCACGGTTTCTTGGCGGGTAAAGACTCTACAGAAGAAAAGGCGTCCATCGAAAAGTATAAGAAGGAATATGCCGATTACTGGAAAGACATCATTGGTGCCGAAGGTGATTTTACACTTACAGAAGAAAAAGAAGATTGATTGTTCACCCTTAAAGAAACTATGTGACGAAGACATTGTTGGTGGATGGGGATAACCTATTCAAAATTGGATTTCACGGGGTTAAAGACCTGTTCAGTGACGGTTCCCACATTGGGGGGGTGTATCACTTCATTAATACATTAAGACGATTTTTAGAGGAGCACAATCACGATAAAGTGGTTGTATTTTGGGACGGTGATTCCAACTCCTCAATACGCAAATCAATTTATCCACAATACAAGGGTAATCGTCGTCAAGACATGAATGAGTACAAATACGAATCTTACTTGCAACAAAAGGCAAGAGTTAAGACGTATTTGGAGGAGGTGTTTGTTCGACAGGTTGAAATGAATAACAATGAGGCAGATGATTTGATTGCCTACTACACACAAGTTGCACTCAATGAAAATATTATTATATTTTCGGGGGACAAAGACCTTACACAACTTATATCCGAAAGAGTAACCATATACTCACCTGTGAGTAAATCCTATTTCAAAAACGGAGATGTAATATCAATTAATAAAGTTGGTATTCCACATTACAATGTTACTCTAACGAAAGTATTCACAGGGGACAAATCAGATAATATCGATGGTATTGAAGGTTTAGGTGAAAAAACTTTAGTCAAATTATTTCCATCTTTGCTTGAAAAACCATGCACTATCGAGGAAATTATCGATATTGCACGAAATACCCCGCAAAAGAAACCAATCAAAAGTTTATCTAATATTTTGACTGGACGAACTAAAAATGGTATACTTGGTGAAGAGTTCTACAGAGTAAACTCAAAGATTGTTGACCTTACAACCCCTCTAATTACAGACGAAGGGAAACAATTGGTAGAACAAATTCATACCGATACAATTGACCCTACAGATAGAGGATACAAAAATTTAATGAGACTTATGATGGAAGATGGGTTATTCAAGTATCTACCAAAAAACGACGAGGCTTGGGTAAACTTTCTAAGACCATTTATGAAACTAACAAGAAAAGAAAAAAGAAAAATATGATAGACCTCAGTTTAGCACCTAAGTTAAAAAGTCTTTATAAAAAGAATTATCCGTTTCCTTATATTGTAATTGATAATTTTCTACCTGAACATCTTCTTAAAGTTTGTAAAGAAGAAATTCACAAACACGACGAATGGTACTCAGATAATGTAGATTTCACAAAAGAATTCCAACAAAATAAGTTGTATTATCCTCAGTTTGATACAAACATGGATGATTTCAGGAGAAAACTTCCAATAACGAGTTTCGTTATGGAATACCTCAATTCATCTGAGTTTATTAAATATTTGGAGGAACTAACTGGTCACCCAAAACTTTTCAGAGACCCTATGCTAATGGGTGGAGGGGTTCACAGAATAAAAAAAGGTGGTAAATTATCTGTTCACGTTGATTATAACGAACATCCATTTTCAGGTAAGAAAAGAGTTCTTAACTTGTTAATCTACTTGAACGAAAATTGGATGAAAGAGTGGGAGGGTAATTTAGAATTTTGGACTTTGAATCCACCAAAAAAATATATTGAGGTAGAACCGATTTTCAACAGAGCAGTTATCTTTGATATCGAAGATGCTCCTCACGGTCATCCCGTTCCTTTGAATACACCTCAAGATGTTGATAGATATTCATTGGCTCTATATTACTTTATTGATGAACCCCCTGAGGAGGACAAAAAACACATGGTAATATTTTGGAGAGACCATGAAATTGGAGCTGGAAAAAACACAAACGATTTATTCAAATAAAACAAAACACAAATTATGAAAGAGCAAGAAAGCACGAAAATGGAGTTTCTTTTAACTCTCAACGACAACATCGTTGTTCAAAGATTTTTCAACGTCAGAGGTTACGTACACAAGGCGAAGAATTCTTTAGAACTACACGATTTCGTTAAAGCTTTAAGTGATGAACTTCATTACTACCTCAAAATGAAAACAGTTATCTACATGATGGATAACCAAGAGGCAATCAACCATGACCCATCTATTATGGAAACATCATTCACAGAGGGTCCTGAAAACTTCAACATTTACATCAAAGTAGGAGACACAGTCTTGAATCACAGACAGTTCGATGGAAAACTTTATCCACCTAAAGTGCGTTACACAGTGGATGTAAGACCATTCCTCAAAGAAGTTCTGAGAGAACTTACGGACATTTTTTCAGACAGAAAATTAACTTACAAATATTTGGAACTTGACCTTGCATAACAAATATTTAAAATAATACAGGGGACAAGAGAGTAATATATGAACAAGAATTTCGACTACTTAGGTAACACATTTCAAATTCAATTAATCAATCAGATTGTTGTAGACAAAGATTTTTCCTCATCAATCATTGATGTTTTGGAGAGTTCCTACTTCGATAACAAGTATTTCAAAATCATCATTCAGATGATTAAGGAATACTATGTGAAGTATGAATCAACTCCAAATTTTGATACTTTGGAACAGATTGTTAAGTCTGAGGTTTCACAAGAACTTGTGGCGAAAATTGTTTTGGATACTCTCAATCAGATTAAGGACGCACCTTTTGAAGGTACACAGTTTGTCCAAGAGAAGGCTTTGAAATTCTGTAAACAACAAGAGTTACAGAAAGCAATGAACAAAGCTCAGAAGATTATCACTGAAGGTGATTTTGAATCTTACGACAAAGTTGAAGGTTTGGTTAGAGAAGCTCTTCAGGTAGGTGAAATAGAAAAAGGTCAACAAGATGTCTTTAATGACTTAGATACTGTGTTGGACGAGGATTATAGACACCCAATTCCAATGGGTATTCCAGGTATAGACAAACTACTCAAGGGTGGGTTAGCTAAAGGTGAAATTGGCGTTATATTAGCACCTACAGGTGTTGGTAAAACAACAGTGTTAACCAAGATTGCGAATACCGCATTCAACATGGGATATAACGTTCTTCAAATATTTTTTGAAGACAACCCTAAAATTGTACAAAGAAAGCACTTCACGATTTGGACAGGTATCGAACCAGACAATTTAGTTTTACATAAAGAAAAGGTTATGGAGAAGATTACTGAAATTAAAGAAACAATGCAAAACAGATTGATTCTTAAAAAGTTGGCTTCGGATACCATGACCATGAATCAAATCAAAAACCAAGTCAGAAAAATGATTGCTGACGGTACCAAGATTGATATGATTCTTATGGATTACATTGATTGTGTGTTACCAGAATCATCAGCTAAGGATGAATGGAAAGCAGAAGGTTCTGTTATGAGAGCATTTGAGGCGATGTGCCACGAATTAGATTTGGCGGGTTGGACAGCAACCCAAGGTAACAGAAGTTCAATTTCTTCAGAGGTTGTAACAACTGACCAAATGGGTGGTTCCATTAAGAAAGCTCAAGTGGGTCACGTAATCATAACCGTTGCT